TATAAGGGTGTTATGGAGGTTTTATCCGCACACGGACTACCAACACAAGAAAATATAGCAGAATATGTTGTTGGTAAAGCTGACTTTGTTAAGGCTGAACCAGATGATATGAGATTCGGTACTCCAATGTGGAGAAGATTCTGTGATGCGGTTCCAGCTGAAGACTTTAATTTAAAACATCATGTTTATGCTGATTTAGCTGCTTTAGAACCTAAAGAGTTTAATTCAGTTATGAAAGAAGTGTTAGGTAAAACTAAAAGAGGTAATACTTTAATTGCTGAAATGGTTTCTAATATTAAAAAGGAAATGCAAGAGGATGATTATAATGAGGCGATGGGGGATAACCTTTTTGATATAGAAGACATTTTATAGTAGTTATTTATAATGAATAATTAATACAAAATAAAATGAGTAAAAAAAAATCACTAGAAGAAAAACTATTAAAACCTTATTCTGATACAGCTATGAAAATCAGGAGAGTTCTTTTTAATTTATATAGACCAATATTACATGACAAATCTAAATCTATTTGGAATCAACATATGATTGCATATATAATGTTTTTCTTATTTGCATGTAGTGCCACATTATTAGTTATGGATTGTCCATATCATCAATACCCCTTTGTTTCTGGTTGGGTAGTAATACCAATTACTTGGATTTATTTTAAGTTTTACCCACAAACATGGGTTGAGATGTATGACTATGAAAAAGATGCTTTTAGAGGTATATGGAGATTACCTAATGATTGGACACCTTATTAATATAATATCATAATTAAGTCACACCTGTGACTTTTTTTGTTTTTAGATGTATTGGCATATTTATATAATATATAAAAAGAAATATGCTTACCAATACAGAAATACTTACAGAGTATGTTAAATGCGTACAAAACCCGATTCATGCTATAGAATCATATCTTGAGACTAAGGATTTAACTCAGGGTGGATTTGTCCCGTTTAGATTATTCCCTAGACAAAAAGAAATAGTTGGTGCTTATGAAAAACATAGGTTTAACCTAGTTACTAAACCGAGACAGGCTGGTATTTCTACAACAACTCAAGCTTATATGGCTATTAAAGCTGCGTTTTGTGACCCAGATAACCCAGAGACTATATTGGTTATTGCCAATAAACTAAAATTAGCTCAGAAATTTGTTAGGGGTATTAAGGATTATTTAGGTCAGGTACCTAGATGGGCTTGGGGGCCAGATTATTATGGTTCTGAAGAAAATAATAAAAAATCTATATTTGTTACTGATTCTAAAATTGAACTTGAGTTACCTAATGGAACTCAAATAATTGCTGTAGCAACATCTGAGGATGCACTTAGGGGATATACCCCGACATTCCTTGTTTTTGATGAGGCAGCCTTTATTGATAACGGTGATGCTGTTTATGCAGCTGCTATGTCATCTTGTGCTACTGGTGGTAAGGTAATGCTTATATCAACACCTAACGGAATGGACCCTCTTTATTATAAAACATATGAACAATCTAAAATAGGTAAAAATACTTATAATGTTATTGAAATGAGGTGGTATGAAGACCCTAGGTATAACAAGGATTTAAGGTGGATTAAGAGAAATGAACAAGGTGATGTTGTTGAAGAGATAGAAGAGTTTGAATTTATAGTTGATAAATACGAAGATAGATTTAAAGAGGGTTATAAACCCACTTCTAGTTGGTATGAGAATATGTGTATGACACTTAATAATAACTCTAGAAAGATAGCGCAAGAGCTAGACGTATCATTTTTAGGTTCTGGGGGTAATGTAATTAATGATGAAGATATTACGTTTCATGAAGAAAATAATGTTAAAGACCCTGTTTGGGTTGATGGTAGGGAGAAGGAGTTTTGGATATGGGAAAAACCTATAGAGGGTCATAAGTATATTATGGGTGTCGATGTTGCTAGGGGTGATGGTGAGGATTCATCAACAATAGTTATTATAGACTTTACAACAATGACACAGGTTATGGAATATCAAGGTAAAATTAAACCAGATAAATTAGCTGAAGTTGTTTATGAATACGGTAACTTGTATAACGCATATACTGTAGTAGATATTACTGGTGGTATGGGAGTTTCTACAGTTCTTAAGTTATTAGAGTTAAATTATAAACATTTACATTATGATGAACCAAGGGGTAAAATTCTAAATAGTAAAAAAGCGCAGTTAGATTTACATGTTAAGAATAATCAGACACCAGGTTTTAATATTAATGGGGTAAGGTCACCAATGCTTGACCACTTAGAGTTTATGATTAGAAGTAATGGAATTAAGATTAGGTCTAGAAGAACTACATCTGAAATGAAGACATTTGTTTATAAAAACGGTAAACCAGACCATATGGATGGTTATCATGATGATTTATTAATGGCTTTTGCAATGCCATTATGGGTGTTAGAACACTCATTTAAAAAATTACAAAAAATGGAGAAGCAATCTAAGGCTATGCTTGGTAGTTGGTCGGTTGGTGGGTCCGCACAAAATAATGATAATTATAACACTGGATTTGTACCAGCAAATCAAAGAAATAAAAAAGCGATAAATAAACCTAAGTTTAATCCAGAGGTGTCTAAAAACATGCAAGACCCAAATGGTGATTATTTATGGTTATTTAGTGGTAGTAAATAAAATTAAAGATTATGGGATTAGGTCCAAAGGTATTTGTTAGAAATAATCAGGGTAAGAACCCTGTTAAATTATATAAGTGGTCACCAGGTGGTCAAGAAGCTAAAGTTAAGAAAGGTAAATCATCTGCTAAGTATTTTTGTGTTTCACCAAATGGTTCACAAGGTAATGATTTTGTATCAACATATAGTTATGTTATTGTAGTTTTAAACGGTGTTGCTGAAAGACACCCATATGTTCAATGTGATTATGTTAAGTAACCATTTAATTTTAAAAAAAATTCAGTATAATTAAATAAAATAAAAGTTATGGCTAAACAGAAGTTAACTGTATTTCAAAGACTAAATAATATTTTTAGTCCAGATGGTATAAACGTACCAAAAGATAAAACTAATAGATATTCTATTGGTAATGATGTTTTATTAAAAACTCAAGATAAAAGTGAGTATGAATATGCTAAATTACAGGCACAGCAGAACAAATACCTTGGTGGTATGTGGAGAAAAACTGAAGCCGAACTATTCAGACAATCTTTACATTACGAAACAACCCGTATAGGTTCTTATAGTGATTTTGAATCAATGGAGTTTTATCCAGAAATATCTGCAACTTTAGATATTATGATGGAGGAATCTAGTACCATAAATGAGAGGGGTAGAGTTCTTAATATTTATTCTGATTCAGATAGAGTTAAAACAATATTAGAAGATTTATTTTTTAATAGACTAGATATTCACACATCTTTACCTATGTGGACTAGAAATACTTGTAAGTATGGTGATAACTTTGTTTTCCTAAATATTGACGATAGAGCTGGTGTTATAGGCGCTAGACAGATGCCTAACTTTGAAATGGAAAGAAGAGAGGGTGATGTTTTTGGTGGTTTGGCTACTAATAATCATAGTAGTGCTAGTGATGATGAGGATTCTAGAGTTAAGTTCTTTTGGAGAGGTAGGGATATGGAATTTAATTCATGGCAAATAGCTCACTTTAGATTACTTGGTGATGATAGAAGATTACCATATGGTACGTCTATACTTGAGAAAGCTAGAAGAATTTGGAAACAATTAATACTATCTGAAGACGCTATGTTAATTTATAGAATTACTAGAGCTCCAGAAAGAAGAGTTTATAAAATATTTGTTGGTAACATAGATGATGAGGATGTTGGGTCTTATGTTGATGAGATTGCAAATAGGTTTAAAAGAACACCCATTGTTGACCCACAAACTGGTCAGGTTGATTTGAAGTATAACCAAATGGCTAATGACCAGGATTTCTTCATACCAGTTAGGAGTGAAGATGCACCCAACCCGATTGATACATTACCAGGTGCTACTAATCTTGACCAGATTGCAGATATTGAATACTTACAAAGGAAATTATTTACAGCATTGAGGGTTCCTAAAGCATTTTTAGGTTTTGAAGATGCTGTTGGTGAGGGTAAGAATCTAGCATTACAGGATGTTAGATTTAGTAGGACTATTAACAGGATTCAACAAGCCATGATTATGGAGTTAAATAAGATAGCTATCTTACATTTATTCTTATTAGGTTTGGAAGATGAGTTGGATAATTTTACACTTACATTAAATAACCCATCAACACAAGCTGAAATGCTTAAGGTTGAGCAATTACAGGCTAAAGTTACGTTATATAAAGATGCCGTTTCTGATGCTGGTAATGGATTTGCACCAATGAGCATGACTAGAGCTAGTAGAGAGATTCTTGGGTGGTCTGATGATGAAATTAAAAATGATTTATTACAGCAGAGAATGGAGAAAGCGGCTTCAGCTGAGATGGAGAATACTTCAAATGTTATAAGACATACTGGTACGTTTGATGAGGTTGATAAGATTTATGGTGATATGAGTGCTGCACTTGACGGTGGTGGTTCCTCTGACGGTGAAGGCGAAGAAGGTGGTTCCTCTGATAGCGGAGGCGGTGGCTTCGGTGGAGGCGGTGGCTTCGGTGGAGGCGGTGGTCTAGACTTTGGTGAAGGTGGAGACGATGAAGGTGAATTTGGTGATGATGCTGGTGGTGATGATGATGCTGGTGGAGATGATGCTGGTGGAGATGATGATGCTGGTGGAGACGATGAAGGTGGATTTGGTGAATCTATTAAGGTTGAGAAGGATAACTTAATTACTGAAAATAAGGTTAAAAACAATAATAAAAAATATAACCCTAATAAGTTTAATGATTTATTAAAATCTATAAAACCTGAAGAAAAAACTATTTTAAATGAAAGGGTTAAAATCACCAATAAAAACATTAAAATTAATGAAAGTGTTAACGATATGATTAGTCATATAGATAAAATGTTAGATGAATAATATTTTTATAGTAAAAACACATATTTATATTTAAAGGTTAATTATGAAAAATTTTGGTAAAATTAAAAATACTTTTAATGATATACTAGGTGAAGCGATTGCAAATAAAGATGTTTCTAAAAAGAAATTATTTAACAAATACATTGCTAACTTAAAAGAAGATAGAATACTTAAAGAACAATTTAATGTTTATACTTCTATAGAAACGTTAATAGAGGATAATCAATTTAAAGCTTCTGAGAAGATTAAATTAAACATAGATATACTCAAGGAGTTTAAATCTGAAGATATATTAAAATCTAATAATAAATTAGTTGAGTTGCTTGGTGATAAAGATATGGGTTATTCTTATGATAATGAATCGATACATGAGTCTATTTCTAAATTAATTTTTTCTGATGATATTAATCAATATGTTGATTCATTAAATGAGGCTATAGAATATGTTAAAAACAACACTGGTAAAGAAGTTTTTGAATCAGCTGGAATCCCAAATAGTATATTAGCGTCAATAGTGGTTGATAAATACAACGATAAATACGCTTCTTTAGATGAGTCTAGTAAAAAATTAATGAAGTTAGTTTTTGAAGGGGGTAAAGAAGATAAGGTTACATTATTTAATAACTCGGTTGAAGAGTGCTTATCACTAATTAATGATAAATTAAATGATAAGGATAATGAAATAAATGACCTAACTATTAAAGAAGGTTTGTTGTCCGCAAAAGAAAATCTTTTAGGTAGAGAATATAAGAAAGATACATTCGAAAAAGACATGGTAAAGATTATTAATCTTAAAAACGATTTAAAATAATTTACTGTGAATAACTCAAAAAAAAATATTAATAAGTTGAAGTTGTTAGTTGAGGAATTAACCATAAGGGATACTAATGTATTTAAACGAAAAGAGCTTTTGGAGTTATTAATGAGTATTACTTCAGATGGTTTATGGGATTGGAATTTTAATACTAATGAGGTTTTTTTAAATCCTAACTATAAAAAGCAACTAGGTTATAAACCAGAAGAGCTTAAAGATTCTCCAGAGACATGGGAAAAATTGATGTTTGATGAGGATTTAAAACTTATGAAGGTTAAATTAAAAAAGCACGTTGATAGTAAGGGTAAGGAACCTTTTAAGATGGTTGCTAGGTACACCCATAAAGACGGTCAAACAGTTAAGATACTCTGTAGGGGTATGGTTGTTGAGTGGGATGAAAATAATAACCCTATTAGAATGGTTGGGACACATGTTGACCTAACTGATATTTGTTAAAATATTAATATGAAAAAAGATGTACATCAAAATGGTTGGAACGAATATTCTAAGTTAGTTTTAGCTGAGCTAGAAAGGCTTAATGAAAACGATGAAAAAATCCAACAGACTCTAAACGAAATTAATCTAAAGTTGGGTAAAATAGATGCTATAGAAAAGGATGTACAAGACATTGAGAAGTGGAAAAAGTATATGGATGATGTTGCTAGCCCAAACACCCTTAAGGATATTAAAAAAGATGTTAAGTCATTCACAACATTTAAAACAGTTGCTACAACAGTTTGGGCAGTTGTACAAATCGCTTTCGGTATATTTTTAGCCTTTTATAAAAAGTAAAAATATATTTGACTTTTTAAAAAAAATTAATTATTCTTAATAAAAATTAAGAGTTATGATTAGTAAAAAAGGTAAACAGTTAATGGTTAAAAACTATAAAAATTATAAAGTACTTTCTGGTACTGTGGATAATAAAAACCCAAAAACATTATATTTAAATATTTCTGCATGGGGTCTACCTAAGTCAGATGATGATGAGGTTAATTACAACACAGCTATTAGATATTTAACTAAGTCTATTAAGAGTGAATTATTTAATACATTAGATAGAGCGTTGTTTATACCTAGTAGAACTATAGTTGATTTCGATATGAGGACTTCTGGTATAGCATACGGTAAAAAGAGTTATATGAATTGTGAAATCACTCTATTCCAAAAACATTCTTTTAAACTCCAGGAAAAAGAAATACAATTAGCTATTCAAGATATAGCTAAAAACATCACTGAAAATGTACTAGACAATAATATTTATTTCACCTTTTATAAAAGTAAAAAATAAGTATCACCTTTAGTTTCATAGAATTCTAGGTTTTTTTATTTTAATACACATATTTATAATAAAAGAAAAATATGTCTGAAATTAAAATTGTAAAAGCTGGTCAAAGTGGATTTGGTTACTTAATAGAACAAGATGCTGGATACATATCTCCAAAAGATTCAAGAAATAAGGCATTTATTAGTGAAATCAAAAAATTAGATAAAGGGCAACCTATCATGGCTGAACCATTGATACTATATGTAGTATTACAAAAGTGGGGAGTTAAGAATAGAAACGGTAGGATTTATCCACAAGGAATCCTAGAGCGAGAGGTTGAAAAATACCAAGACTTAATTAGAGAGAGAAGAGCTATTGGTGAGCTGGACCATCCAGAATCATCAATAATTGCTGGTGACAGGATATCACATAATATTATAGAGACTTGGTGGGAAGGTAAAACGCTAATGGGTAAGATGGAAATTCTTATGACACCAGGTTATATTAATTATGGTATTGTATCAACTAAGGGTGACGAGGTTGCTAACTTAATTAGAAATAATATTATGATTGGTGTTTCTTCTAGAGGTGTTGGTTCTCTTAAACAAATTAATGGTGACCATATAGTACAAGATGATTTCGAAATCATTTGTTGGGATGTTGTAACATCACCTAGTACACCAGGTTCGTGGATGTTTAAAGAAAAAGATGAAGCTAAACCATTTACAGAGTCTACAAAAAACAAGACTAATTTACTCATAGATAAGATTAATAAATTTTTATTAGATTAAATTTTATTTAATAAAAAAGTGCTTTTGAGCAAAAACCGCATATTTATAAACAAGTGGGGATTATATCCTCGTTTCAATAATTATTTTTTTAAAAAAATGAAAAAAAATGGCAAATGAGAAATCAATTTTAGAAGACGCTTTTTTGGACGCGAAAAGAATCCAAGAGGCTCTAAATGCCAACACAAAAGAAATACTTCGTTCTATTACGAAAGAAGAAATTGACAGTGTAGTGAAAGAATCTTTACAAGAAGATTATTTAGAAGAAGATGTTGAGGATACTGAAGAGTTAGAAATGGATGCTGAAGCTGGTGCTGAAGTAGAAGTGGATAGCGAAGAAGGTGACCTCGAAGTTGGTGACATCGAAAACTCAGAAGAAGGTGATAACATTGAAGGTGATGAACTTGAAAGCGATGAGCTTGAGGGTGATGAGCTTGAA